CTTGTAAAATCAACATAAGTATAATCTCCATCAATCACTTCAGAAGTTTCTGTGTAACCCCAATAAGAACTTGTCCAATGAGAACTTAATTGACTAAAAATACTTCCTGCTGAATTACCTTGAGGTGTTATTTCTGTAAGAAATGTTTTATATTCACCTGCTGCATTATATTGATTTTTAACATTTAGACTGCCAGTAGCACTTAAAGGTGAACTTGTTTTAATTCTAACTCTAGTTACTTGCTTCACAGCAACAGGGTATAATCTGTAAACTAATAAATCCGATGCGTTTTTGATTGCCATAATTAATGGATTTAAAAGTTAATACTATGCTTCAGTTAATGCTCCTGTACCTGTAAGAGAAATAGAATAAGTTGCGTTTTCTTCTACACCTGCGTCTATTGAGATAGAGGTAATTATAGCATTTCCATACCACTCTTTAGTATCGTTACCAAAGGCTACAACTACTGCGTCACCTGCTAACCAAGTAGTCCATAACGAACCAATGTTTTTAAGTGTTGAATCAGTAGGTGTGCCATCTATAAATGGATCGTTACCAGTAAAAGTATCAGCAGAAACATCTACAAAAGCATCTCCACTTAATTCCCAAGACTTTAGTCCGCCTAAATTTTCTTGCCAACCTTCCGAAGATTTTGTTGTTGAATCTCGAAGATCCATATTGATAGAAAGAGAAGCTGAAGTAGCATAACCTATAGTATTACCTGCTGCTCGACCTGCTACTCTAATTGCTACGTTTGTTGCATTTTGAATTGCCATTTTTATTTAGTTTTTGATTATTAAACAATTAAATATTACGTTTTTGTAGAACTTTTCAGGTGACTTAAAATACTCATCATCTAGGGTTTCAAACCTAAACTTAGCGGTATAAGTCACACCATCTTCGGTGTAGTCCACCTCGTACAAATCTAAGGCTTCTACTACTGCCTTAGCTTGACTATATGTTGTTAAATAAACGTCAGCGAAACAAGCTATCCGAATCGATACGTCACAAGAGTTTAACGAGCTTCCTTTACTCATAAAGTTGCTTACGTTGGTTATCTCGAACGTAGTCGAAGGATATGTTACACCTTGCGGTATAATCACAGGAAAGACTCTATTAACACCACCATTAGCTGTTGTGAAAGCTGATGTAGCGTTGAGTCTTGTTATTATTACTTTTCCTATATCTTGAAACATACGTCTATTTAAATCCTGCTTTTTTAAACATTCTATCTAACATCTTAGATATATCTCTTTCGGCTGTTGCCATAGCATCCGAACCTTTTTGATTCATTACCTGTTCATAATAATCAGGTTGATTTTGTATTCTACCTGTAGATTTACCGCTTTTGTGAGAACGCTCTTTAGTACCGTTTAACAACATCGCAGGTAAATTCCTACTTTTTTTACCATCAACCCAAGTTTGGTTAAGGTGCTTTAATCTTGTTCCAACAAATAAGCCAGGCTTCTTAGACCTTCGAGCTGTAATGATACCAATCGAATCTGCTATAGATTTACCAACTTTTTTACTTTTTGTTGCTTCATCGTATCTTTGTCCAGGAACTTTATTTTTACTTCCGTGCTTGTATTTCATCCTAAGAGCCTTGACTAATTTCTGAGCCGCAGGTCTTAGTGCTTTGTTTATTAAGGTTCGAGATTCTTTTTCGTTCTTACCAAGTTTCTTTAAACTTGCTCGTGCAGAATCAATACCTTTAATTTGTAATACAGAGTCTTTCTTTACATCAGGTTTATTTTTACCAAACAATCCCATCTATACAGGTGATTCAGTTGGTAAATCCTCGCTTACGAATATCTCTATAAATTCTTTTCTTGGGTCAATTACGTACCCAATAATATCTAAATCGTTGGTTGTATCTACCTCTCTTAAAACCCAATTAGATTTTATGTTTTTTGTTTCCGAAGAATATCGGATCGTGTACACAAACCTAGAGTAAGATTGTAGCTCGTTACCTTCGAACTTCTCCTCGACATCACGAAGAGATTTAACATTTTTATTAGCCCACATAGTATGAACGGTTGCGTAAGTATTAGTCACACCGCCAAATTCATCTTGTGAAGCTGAAAGGTCCCTTAACTCTACTCGAATGTTAAAGTCACCCGCCTTTATTTGACTTATAAACGCCATCTAGTGATAACACTTATAAGGTTGTAATAATATTTGAGAAGCCATAGGAAACTGACGCTTTCTATCTTCTCTGAAGTAATACATATCAGCTACAATTAACTTGATAGCTTGTTTAATCGCTTCAGGTACATCTGTACTAGCCGTACCATATCCTGTGTTGAACCAAAAGTAAAACGTATTAGCCGCATTATCCTTAAGCGTAGTACCTGGAAAGTCCGAACTAAGGTAAGCTAAGGAAGGGTTAGAGAAAGCGTCTATATACGCCTTATCTGAGCTTTGAGCAGCTCCATTCTCATCTACCCAATTAATAGGTTTATTAGAACCTGTTTCTTCTAAAGTGCAATTAGGAAATATTAACGAAGCTGTTTGAACTTGCTCGTTAAAGTAAAGTTTGTATTGATGTGTTATGAAGTGGCGATTACAATAGTTCTCAGCCATATCAGTTGCAGCATCTAGATAGTAACCCAACAATGTATCTTCATCGCTAGAATCAATACGCAACTGAGCCTTAATATCAGTAACCGACACCACCTTAGTAGCAGGGTTATCGACTAAAACTAAATCGCCTTGTTTGTTATCGTTTGGGTCTAAGTACATAGATTAAAAGTGAAAAAGGTTAAAAAAGGGAAGCCCCGAAGGACTCCCTTTAATTAAAAACTATTTATTATGCAGCTAATAAAGAAGTTGCTTTAACAAATCCTGCTCCATCAGAAACACCCCAGTCCATATATTGGTTAAGTACCAATTTAGTTTGACCGTTTACAGCTTCAGTATAAGGATCAACCATAATGTCTAGTCCACCGAACATTCCCATATACAATTTAGAGAAGTCACCGAAGAAGAAGTCTGCTGATACACCTGCTGATTTAGTACAACCATTAGTGAAGTAAGCAGGATAACCGTTAATTAAAGCACCTTGCATACCCGCGTTTACTGCTGCGACTTGAGCTGATTGCTTAAGTTGAGCCATTAAAGCAGGAGAAGCTACATAAGCTAAGTTTCCTTCAAGACCGCCTACTTCAGCTAATTTTGCTTCAGCAGTAACAAAGTCTAACATAATAGAAGCCAAGGGAGAGAAAGCTGCCTCAGTAATTTCACTAGTAGCCATTTGACCTAAAGAATGAGGTACTCCTGTTGCACTATTTGCTGTAGCAAATAAAGTTGCGTCCATATATTGAGCTGTTGCACGACCTAAATCACGAACAATCGCTTGTTCTGCTGCGGCTCCGTTTTGTAGCAATAATTGCTTAGAGATGTTTACGTAAGAAGCTAAACGCTTAGGGCTTAATGCAACCTTACCAAATTCTGCTCCACCATCTCCTGCTGCACCATTTTCCGCAGCCCAAGCCACAGTAGACGATCCTGTTACAGGAATAGTTGTGTTAGCACTTAAACCTGTTAGGATGTTTGCACCTACTCTGTTAAATACAGACGCTTCTCTCATTGCATCAGCAAATCCTAATACGTTTGTAGGAGCAATAGCTGAAAGACCTTGTGTTACATCAGCACGAGTTTCCAACATAAATGAAGGAATACCTAAACCATCTATTGAACGACCTGCTGAACGAGCTTCGTTTACAGCTTCTTCGTGCATTTCACGCTCTACTCCATCTAACTTTCCGTTAGTGAAATCGTTGATTGCCTTGAAGAAAGAGAAGTTTCTTACTTCTTTTGGCTCATTTGATACTGGTGCTACTACTTTAGAAGCAATCTCAGCGTTTAATTTTTCTTGTCTTTCGATCATTTCGATAGATTTTTTTAATTCGTCTATTTTAGACATTTTCTCATCGTAAGATACTTGCTCTTCAGCAGTAAAGTTACGAGTTTCGTTTTTGCAAAGTTCAAGCATTGTATTGGCTTCTGTAATGAAACCTGCTCTTTCTTGCTTTAATTCAACTGAATTTTTCATTTGTTTTAAAGTTTGCTTTTGAGTTTTAACTCATTAGTTAATAAATTAATATTTGAAAGGTCTATAACCTCTTCCTCTTTAACCTCTTCGGT